TTTAATGCAGCACCTACTGCTGGCTCTGTAACACCTCCATACAGTTCACAAACCTTTTCAAGTAAGTAAGTCTTAGCAGTTTCACTAAAATCTCCTCTACCCATTATTTTATGAATTTCTGAGCTTGTTATTTTAGCTTTTCTAATTTCAAACCAAGCTTCCGAACGTTGTTCTATAATCATAATTGCATTTTCTTTAAAAGTAACTCACCAAATGTAAGTTGCTTTGCATGATGTAAATATTTTGTCATTTCTTCAAACCCTATATCAGATGGATCTTTACCGTTTAGTTCGATTAAGTAAACATCCTTACCGAGATTAATTAGTTGTTGTGCATATTTGAGCGCTTCCTTCAAAGCATCTTTATCTAAGGCTAGGTATACAGTCTTAACATCACTCTGTACAAGTTTCATCATTAAGGCCTTAGGTATACTTTTACCAAATAGAGGTATTGCATTACGTTTTAAAGCAATTGCATCAAAAATACCTTCACACAATACAACAGGTACCTTCCAGTTAATAAAATACTCTAAACCTACTAGTTCATTTTTATTACAACTAGGTGCATTATACTTTCTTCCTGGATCTTTTTCAAAAGAGCGTGATATAAAGTAGTTTAACCTACCTCTTGAGTCGTAAGAAGGAACTATTATAGAGTTTCTATACTTTCCTGCTTCACAGTACCCAATGTTATACTTTATAATGTCTGTATCCGTTATACCTCTACCCGTAGTATAAGACTTGGCCTGTCTATAGGTTAGTTTTGTACTAGGTTTTACAAGAGAGATGAACTCTTTTGGTAATTCTACTACTTCATACTGCTTATCATCTATCTCCCCCTTACCTCCTGGGAAATAACTTCTCATTTCAGCAATTTGAGTAGATGTAGCTTGTACTTTCTTGAGTAAAGACACTAAATTTCTACCTTTTGTAGCAGGTTCACAAGTCCAACAGTGATAAAACCCAGTCTTCGGGTCTATCTCAAGCTTTGGCTTATGATGCTTACAGAAAGGACAGTGAAATGCGTGATTTCCTTTAGTAGAAGGCTTAGATTTACCTAAGACATTATGTAAAAGCCCTAAAACTAGGCGTGAATTCTCCATTAATGTACAGTCTTTAACGAATAATATAAGAAATTATTCTGATTCTACCAAATCTTTTCTAAAGAACTTAGCAAGTACGTTGTCGTTGTAAGACTTATCTGTTAAAAGTACCTCGTTTATGCATTGGTAATGTACTTCCCAATAGGTTAATTGCTTCTTATTAAAGCAGAATTTGAGTATTTCTTTACGAAAGCTATCTGTACCTGAGTCTTTAATTTCCTGTAAGATTCCCTTGTTAGAACCCCAGTAATCCATCCAATTTGACTCAGATGTAACTAGTTTTTTAGTAGGCTTTCTACCTGGTCCGCTATATTCTGATAGTTCTTTCTTAGTTAATTTTTTTTTAATGTTAGAATAGAGAGATTTTTTACCAATATAGAACTTTCCAGTCTGTATATTTGTAATTTTATACACAAATCCAACGCAGTTTTCAGGGAATTTATCAATAGAATCGTACTCTTTTACTGTTCCGTTCTCGTATATAAACCATTTTTTTGACATAAACTTAGGGTTTTAGCTGTCCCATTTAACGATAAATGTAATATCTGTATTTTCTGGAATAGGGTAAGGAGTTGCAAGTTTACCTACTACAAGTAGTTGATTGGCGTCATTGTACAGGCCAACTGTAGTTACGTAAGGATTAAAGGCAGATCCAGTAACATTATCTGTCATTGTACCATCTGTAATAACACCCCATGTAGCTTGTCCACCCTGCGGAGCGTAGTAAGGAGTGGCAGCACCACCAGTTACTGGTGTGATATATTTAAAGACGGTAGGGTTTTGAGAATAATTAAAATCATTCTCTAATACTCTACACTTTACCTCATTTTGATAAATCGTAGTCTCTGCTGTTAAGCCTAGAATAAAAGGTACCGATCCTGTTGTTGGTAATGCCATGCTTATAAATATTTAGAAACGTTGTTTTCTATTTTTTCTTTAAAAAGCACCTAACAGTATTACAGATATAAGAGTATAGTAGTATTTCATATGTTGGAAAATGCTTCTTTACATACTCTACGTCTATACTTCCATGAAACTCTATATCTATCCATTTAATTTGTTGTAAGTAACTTGAGTTTTCAATAACATTAAACTCCCCACCTTCGATATCTATTTTAATAAAATCTACTATTGGCAATTCTAGTTCTTCAAGTGTTTTTATTTCTACATTGAGCAAATTAGAACCAATATGTAAGCTTTCTCTTAAGTGATATCCTCCAGCATTATTAGTATCTTCTACTAGAACTCCTGAAGTAAAATTGTACCCAATAGCTACTTTACATAGAGTATTTTTGTTTTTAATATTACTACATAGAAACTCACAGTTACGTTCTTCAGGCTCTATTAAATAAGCATCTCTTAATGTAGGTATTTGCTCAAATAAAATATTAGAAAATTCACCTATACTTGCTCCTAAATCAACATAGGAAACAATTTCATTAAATCTTAAGGTGCTTAAAAGAGCAATGTAATAAGGCTCTTGAGCTAATTCTTTTCTTGTATGATTAATAAGCCCTTCTCTAGTAAGCATTTTTATAGGTGAATTAAAGTATTATGAAATTTTCACAGTAAATATCTTTGGTATCTAATCCCCCTGCTGCTGGTCCAAACCAAATTTTAGGTGCTATTACTTTCTTATTTGGAGCATTACCTAACCAAGCTCCCCACCAACTAAAAGTACTATTTGCTATAATGTGATTGTTACATTTAGAAATTAAACACATATCAAATATTAAATCATTCATTTCATAAACAAGATTATCTCTCTTTAGGTTTTCTTTACACCACTGTATGTCATTAGAAACACAAACAAAAATAGTATTGCCATCATCTAGCATATCCATTGCATTATAGTAATATTCGTTAGGAGGTTGAGGGTGATAAGTTGGGTTAGCTAAATAATCTCCTCTTCTTACGTGTAATGATACGAGATTTTTACCCTTATATTCCTCTAAACGTTCTGTTACCCTCTCTACTAACTCTTTTTTAAAAGTAAATTCTTTTCTAACTTTTTTTGAACAGTGTTTGAAGTATTTTTCTGTTTGAAAATACCCTGCAAAGTTTGTATCTTCTTCGATAGAAAATACTTCTTTGTTAAAAGGAAAATATGTTTCTATGTAGGTATTTTTAGGATTAAATTCTGCTAACTCATACTCTTTTAAATCAAAAAAAGTAAACAAGTAGCTATTTTCTTTAGTTTGTGAATCTATTATAATAGAACTACCGTTCTTATACTTTATTCCTAGAAGTAAAGCATACTGAAACATCTGGTTTCCTAATTGTCCATGCCTACCCAATCCTGCAAAGGTTATATTCATAGACTATTTTTTTCTGTAAAAAATTTAACCCTTTCTTCGTTGTTTGTTTTTTCAAGATCCTCTAAAGGAATACCGTACCAGTATTTAATATTATGTAAAAAAGGCTTAGTGTATATTTTAAAATCTTCATAACCTCCTTGCTCCCATTGTTCCCAAGAAGACCACTTGTATCCAGCGTTTAAGAGCATATAAGACATTGCAGCATCACTATAACTTCCGACGTATCTATCTTTTTCTACTACCTCTATCCAGTTTATATCTGCAGTTTTTAAATAAGAATTGACTATAGCTTCTCTAGATATCAAAGTTCCACCACAAGCTCCATGTAAACAATCCTTTTCTTCTTTACCTAGAGTCTCTTTCATATACTCTAGTAATTCTAAAGTCCAACTACCACCAAAGCATCCGCCCCATTCTGTATCTGGTAATTTAGTTACTGGTCCTGTACACCAAACATCATCTTCGTAATGTACAATCCAGTCAGCATCTTTTAAAGCTGTCATACAACTAATATAGAGTCTATTTAGATACTGTAATCCTCCAGTAATTTCGGTTATAGGTTGAGATCTGTGCCAGATTGTATCTGATGGTAATCTGTAAACTTTTTTATATGTTACATTATACTTATTGCAAATTTCTTTACATTCATTTGAAATGTCTTCCCATACAACAATAGGAGAAGTAGGGTAATACTTTCGTATCTGTTTCAAATTCATTTCAACGCAGCTCGGATTATTAGCTGTTTGATAAAAGAATCCTATTTTTGAAGTGTCTATTTCATTAAGCTCTTTGGTATGTCTTCTAAAATTATTAATAAAGAAATGGCTGTATTCCATATGTCTATTTTCATTATCTGAAAATCCATCTCTTTGGGTTGTTAGCATTTTTTTAGTTAACAATACTTCGTGAGTGTTAGACTTAAACCTATAGTAAGTGTCATTAGTAAGATGTTCATTGAATGAAAAATTTAAAATTTCATCATAAAATCTACTATTAACTATGTAAGAGTGTGCTGTAGCAAAATTACCTCTCAATCTATAGAAAGTATCATTATACGGTTCAGGTGCAAAATTTAAACTAACTCCTAAAAAGATCATGTCCCAATTATCATTTTTAGAAATAAAATCCTCTATTTTTACTAATTCACTCTTAATATCGTCTATAAAAATACAGTCATCTTCAAATATTAAAACATTTTTCCAGCCATTTTCTTTTGCTTTTCTAACAGCTTCTTTATGAGATAGAGCACATGCTCTTTGTGCTTTTACAAGAGAGTTTAAATGGTTGTAATCTGCCGGCCATAAATAACCTCCCTCTCTGCTAATTTTTTCATTTTCTTCATCTGTTAGTAACACTCCCGGGATTCTTTGAGTGCCACTTAGTCTTACTCTTGCTAATTCTCTTAAGAACTCATCACTTCTATCTGTTCTATGATCTAAATTAAT